GCAATGAAAGCGCGGTTGCTGAAGCGCAACACCAACACCACCACCAGCATCAACCTCGATAAAGTCATTATCGAAAATGCCATTAACAGTGCTAGAAGCACCGCCAGATGGTGTATAAGTCGCCGCAACACCGAAGTCATCGACATTGACGAAGATGGCACGGTCATCTGCGCTTTCAACAGCCATTAGTCATCCTCTGGCGTTTCAATATCAGCAACATCAAAAGAACGGTCTTCCAGCTTCTTCTTAGGACGACCATATTTCTTTTCTGTAACCGCTTCCGCAAGACCGCGAGTAATTAGCTTGTTTGCAATGTTTTCGTGCAAATCGTGTTCTTCGCCAGCAAACATATTGCCGCGATCCCCAGTGTAACATTTTTCCAAAATCTTAATTTTCATCATAGCCCCCTGTGGGAATGGTGGGCGACCGAAGCCGCCCACCAGTTAAATTACGCAGTTGATACCTCATCGGTGATAGCGAATGAAGCGGCGTTACGAAGAGCAACATCAACTTCTTGCATCACGCGGATAACAACGTTGCCGCTGTCACCCTCTGAATATGGATCAACCATAACTGATGGTGAACCGAAGAGGCCGACCATTAGTTGTGAGAAGTCACCGAAGATCAGTGCAGAAGCGTCAGTGCCACCATCGCCCGGATTTAGGTTTGATGGAACGTTGCTTGTGAACTCTGCACGATAGCCATAGATGCTGTTCCAAGGATCATTCAGAAGCATAACGCTGTCTGTGGATGAAACCTTAACAGTGTTTGCCATCTTCGCTTTGACCTTTGGATTTGACAACCAACCAAGTGCGGCCTGATTGATAACGCCGTTAGCGTCTTCAACAGTCTTAACCAGATCGGTGATGTCAGCCCAAGTCAGAGCCGCGACATCAGTGCCGGCAGAAATGTCAACATTACCAACGTTGCCATCGTTCAAGATGCCTGTTGGCTGACCTGAAGAGCCAGAACCTTGGATCGCATAGTATTCGATCTTGTCAGCGATGGAACGCAGAAGATCGTCTTGCACAACCTGTTCGATTGCTGGAACGCTCTCAAGAGCAAGCAAGCGAGAGATTGCGGCTTTTGCGCCAAGTGTGCGTGGCTGAAGCGTTACGCCAGCATCAGTTGGGGACTGATCGCTAACATCGCCAGCTTCTTCAACGAAGCCAGCCGCCGCGCCGGTTGCAATCTTAGGCATACGGATGCGATTGGTAAGGCCGCCGATGTATGTGACACCAAGGTTAGCCATTACTTGCTTTGCGCGAAGTGCTTCAATGAACATATCGCCACGCTGTACAGTTGGAACGAAATTGTCGGTGACATTTTCTGTGCCTACTGCGCCAGTTGCGGCAGTTGTCATCACGCCAGAACGGAAAGCGAAGTCTGGGACGTAAAATCCGCGTGCTTCTTTCCCGGTGCGCTTAACGATTTCATCGTGCATTTCACGCTCAAGGCCAGCGTCACGCCAGTCACCAGTGACTTGTGCGCGGATCATCTTGCCAAGTGAATAAGCACGCTGTTCTTTAACAGGCGCATCAACAACGTGTGCTGGGGTGTCCAGCGGTTCGTTTCCGATAGCTTCCAACAGTTCGCCACGGAACTCGTCAATGGAAACACCACGACCAAGGGCTTCTTCACCCATTGATGCTTTGTTGTGCTTCCGTGCCAAAGTCATAATTTCTTTGGCATTTTTTTGTGCGGCTTTGGCGGCTTCCGCCCGAACCGCGTCAAGATCGATTTCTGACATAACGTCAACTCCTTTGATCTCTAGGGTTTCATTTAAGGGTTCGGAACTCGACCGACCAACGCCGACTAGATTTGACTGATCTGCCGGAATTGAAACGATAGAAATTTCCATAGGTGTAGTAGCCACCCGATAATACTCATCGGGATCGTCTTCACGTTCAACGCGACCATCTAAACGATAGCCCACGCTGATATTTTGCCGAATACCATCGACAACATCGTTGAACACTTCTGAAGCAAGTTCGCCCCTTCCGAAACGAACGATCGCACGCAGACGGCGTGCGTTTTCATCAAGTTCAACAGATTCCACAACGCCAATTTGACGTTCCATATCGTGATCCATCAGCAAAGGCGCACGACCAGAGTTAAGAAACTCAAGGTTCATACTTTCTGTGCGATGGTCAATAACTTCTAATCCAAAACTGCGCTTAACCGGTTCTTCGGATGATACGCCAACCCGAACAGTGCGGCTTTCTGTATCAATCGCAGTGTCTTGCATACCGATGGCGCGTTGCACCATTTCAGAACGATCAAAGCGAGCCACATCCTCTGTGACTTCTTCAACATTGTCTTCAACAATATTTTCTTCGATGTTTTCCATATCATCACCTCTTTCGCCGATGGCTGGTTCAAATTTGATCGGTTCATAGTCGTGGTCATCCAGCCACTCACGCGCTTCCGCTTCGGTGTACCGATCTGCATCGAAGCGAATAGATTGTATTTCAGACGTATTATCCACAATTCCATAGATAAAATCAATGCCAGAACCGCCAGCATCGGCCTCACGCCGAAAGTCGTCATATTGATCTGGTTCGTTTATGCGTGCCGCGTGTTCGTTTGGATATGGTCTTTCTTCATCCCATCCACGCTCTTCATCATCGATGCGATCCATAACCCGATCCTTTTCATTAGCCCAAGATTTACCAGCATCACCGCCCCACAATGCCCACGCGATGCGACCGGCTGACGGATATCCATCTTCATCGGGCGAAAATCCTTCGCCTTCTTTATCAACTTCGTGCCGCGCGAAATAACTAACCATCCGGCGCACGGTTTCTGGCGATAATTCCTGACGATTAACTAGCTGACGCGCACGCGCAACACCTACTTCAGTGCCGCCGCGTCCGTGTTCTTTACGCCAATCAAGACCGCGTTGCGCCTCTTCCGCCATAGTCGCGGTCGGCTTTAGATTAATATCTTGGCCTTTATACGTTGCCATCATCACCACCATCAACTTCCGCTGGGGCTGGCATCTTAGTTCCAAAAGGTTCAAACGCCATTGACAATCCTAATTGTTGCGCTAGTTCTTTATCACGCGCTATCTGACTAAATGTTTCTTCAACATCACGCCCATAATTTGCCGCAACATCCTGCATAGACAGGATGCCATTATTTAGCCCAACAACTGCCGCATTTATTTCTTTAAGCGGATCAACCCAATTCCAGCCACGACCTCTGAACATCGCATTGTCGCTAAACTTATCATATTTATTCGATGGAAGCGGAATGCCGCCAAAATCCATCGCGCTAGATAGCCAAGCGCGGAATGTCGGTTCAATAAAGTGTTCAATCATAAACATCTGCATCGCGCGATAACCATCACGCTCATCTAGCGCACCTTGACGGATCGATGAATAATTAACTGACGATAAATCGTTAGAAAGTGCCGCATAGGAAACATTCAAGCCAGATGATATGCCGCGAAGCATTGCACCTTCAAATTCCGCATAGCCGGTGTTCGGATGGTTCGGGTCGAAGAACGATATATCTTGACCAGCCCCTAACTGGTGGAACGAACCCGGCTCAACATCGATAACAGGCGTGAAATCATTTTCATAACCATCGCCAACATAGTCATCGCCGGATGGTGTCTTGATGAAACCCATCTTCGATGCCTGTATGCGTGCGGCAATAACTTCGGCCTCACGATAAGCGTGCAACATTTTCAACGCTGACATCGCTGAAACCATAAACGGTTCGCCGCGTGTTTGATGCGTGCGATTAGCCATAAACAGATGGATCATTTCATCTGCCGGCACGCGCGTATGCTTTCGCGCTTGTGCTGTATGATATAATCTATCGCCCGGATGCGATGTTAAAACCCAATACGCAACAGGCCGATGCGCCTTATCAAGTTCAATTCCCATTCTGATTTGATTGCCATTAGATAAGGTTTCGTTTTTCTTTTCGTCAACCATATCAGATTCAATAAACTGAATGGCAAAACCATCGCGGTATTTAGTGCCAGATAACTTCTTAACAAACACTTCACCATCGCGAACAAGTGTTTCAATCGCTAAACGCTGGCAATCATACCAAGACATTCGACCATCGGCTGTTGGCGCACCTAAACGCCCCCAACGCTTCCAAGCATTTTCAATGATGGTATTGCCAGCCGCATCCAACTTGCCATCTTCATTTCGCGCCTTAACTTGCAGATGAAAACCTTTGTCGCCAACGATATTTGTCTTCATTAGATTGACATATCTACGCGCAAACTCGTTATCACGCACCAGTTCGCGCGATCTATTTCGCATCGTTTCAAGTGTAAATCGCAACTCGCTATCAGCAGAGTTGCCACTATCCAGAAAATCACCGAACAAACGACCGGCACGCGCCGCCGCATAATTACGCTTCTTGAACGATTTCTTCGGTTCTTCAGTGCGCTTGAAAAAATCAAATAGTCCCATTTTCAAAACCTCACTTTAATCGTGCCGGAGTGTGCGCGACCATTCCGAACGTGATCTTCACGATGTTGTTTAACAACTTCGCTTCGATAATAGTCACGCCATTCAACCAGTTCTGTTACCGGTATCTTGGAAAGCGAACGACCATTGATTGAATAAGACAGAACGTCAGCGTCAGCGCGGCCTTGCAATACAGTTTCAATTTTATCCAGCATTATTTCAGCGTGCGAACGCGGATCAACGTTATTATCCAGATCGGTGATAATATCCCACGAACCTGTTTGAGTGACGATCCGTTCGCTATCGCTTGTGCGCGTGATCTCTAACTGCCAATGGTGATGACCGGTGTCAAAATTCGCGCTAACGACAGATGTAATTGTGAACAAATAATCATCACCGTCAGCAACGCCAGAAACTTGAAATTCGTGTGTGCCGCCGCCAGAAGAGACCCTCGAAACATAAGCAACCGTGTAAGTTGAAGAGGGATAATCTTCACCTAAGTTCTTTTTGCGCCAAGTGACGCGATCACCGACAACGATTTTATGCGGTTCATATGTTAGTGCATTGTCGGTATCAAATAGATTCGCCATTAACGCCACCCATTAACAAAACCGCC